ATCATAGACCGTGGAAATAGATCCGTGACCAAATCGTTCAACACATGTGCTACAAACGGAGACACGAGTTCCCATCTTCTGATGATAGCTGATACAGGTTCACGATGCGGCTGTGGTAGATGCAGTGTCATGTAATCTGATACATGGGTGTCAGTTACTTTAGATACAGCTCGCAGTGCATAGGTGTTAGCATTGATGTACTGGTCACATGGCACTACCATGTCTTTGATCTGATATGGCAAGCCGTTGATCGGGTTCAATATACTGATACCTTCATGACGTTCTGAAAACACCAGGTCATCCCGATGCATCACACGACCACCTACGGTCATACGCATCACACGGTCATCTCTGACGTCATATCGAACGTTGTTAGACATCACACCATGTTGGATGTATCCCCAGTCATCGATGGGTTCAGGATCACCATTTGGCTCAGCAAATCCCACATATCTAACATGTACCATCTGTGGAGCGCTGTCATACGGTTGACGGATGTATCGACGGTTAACGATATACACCATCTGACCTGACACGATATAATCCAACCCTCTGATCAGACTGTATCCGTTGAGGATGATGTCTAGATCTCCTAGTGGCACCGGCAACACTGCATCCACTCCTCGACCATATCGAGTCGTCCATTCAGACAGTGTAAAATACAACGTCCCAGCTACCATATGCAGCAGCAGGTCGTATGCTAGAAACGTACGGTCAGTACGTATCTGCAATAGCTGGTTGGTTTCAGGCTGTATCCATGATACAGCACCATCTTTGATGGTATATAGATCAGACCCAGTGACATCTTGCCACGGTGTTTCAGCGCCATCGATCATACGTGACAGATACACCCGGTATGAACATTCAGTCGGTACTATCAATCCATCTACTCCCCATACCACCTCAGTATCATACGCCCCATGTCCATACAAACACTCTACTAACGTCGTTTCCACATGTGAGCATATATACTCAGACCCCGTGCTATGGTACCATCCTAGCAATACCCCACCAGCATCATATTCATACGCCGTACATCCAGTATGTAGTCCGCGTGGCAACCGTACTCTAGACTCAGTGACACGTTGAGGTGTAGCACCGAGTATAGTAGATATAGCGTTGTACCCATATCCACGTTCAATCATTGGGATGGTCAGACCTAGATACTGTGATCGCATGATTTCAGTATACCCAGATGCTTCCAGTGTCGCTGCCGTCCATTCTGGAACTACTGATTGAGTATCAACCATCGCAGCTAGCACGTCAGTATCGGATAGACGGTATAGCTCAAATACACGGTTAGCATCGAACTGAAGTGCACGTTGGTATCCGGACTCACGTACGACGAGTTGGATCTTAAAGTCACGTATATCAGTACCAGGATCAGCCATCGATCTTGCTATGGCTTCAAAGTACTGGACCGAGATAGCATAGTCCCGATGAGTAACCATCCTGACGGAGTCTTCCTGGTTTTGAGGATATAGCTGCCCAATGAACGTAGTGGCACCCGTAGGGCGAATCACATAGAAATCACAGTCATCTAGATACTCAATCGTAGTGACATCATCGGCTGGATAGTGCAGTAGGTATTTGAATGCACCGTCCAAGGTACTCTGATACGCATGTAGATCACGAACCGTCCATTCTACTACACGTTTCACCGATGAATCATATACCCACTCTACCACATCACCTACACGTACATCTAGTACGTCAATCTCAGGTACATATTGGCCGTTGTGATACGATCTAACGAACCCTCTAGCACCACTATAGACCGCAGCACCTGCTCGCATACGCATGATGTCATCGATGCTACTGATACGCATACCATCACATCGAATCATATCTACCGTAGCATCTGCACGATCTGTCTGGAAATACGCATTGGTATACAGCCTGACATATATGTCTGCTTTAGTGAGATCTGATACCAACCGGATATCAGTACCGACAGCGAAGACCAGATCTCGATCCTGTGTCAGCATACACCATACGCTGGTACGCGGTATACATACCCCATACCCGTCATATACGTCCACCATCAGTCGGAGCTCAGGCATCATATCTGATACACGGATCCATCGTTCTGCTAACCATGTAGGAGACTGATCCAGCAACCCTAGGATGCTACCCATGACTTGACCTACTTGAAACACATGGAACCGACGAGCTCGCACTGGAAGAGCGATCGTTCGGATCATGATTTTAGCACTGTTGAGATACCCTCCTACCGGAGAGATACGTTGAGGACGGAGTATCACATGTCGATCTTGTTCTGGATTACACCAGACGTTTTGTACTGCATGATCTATGAGATATTCATACATATCCGTATCCTATTCAAAGTCTCGATATTCAATAACATCATCTATGGATTCTAGAGACGGACGTTGGTACCGGTGGATGAGTTCTACGTATGATTTTATAAATCCATCTGACTCACCCCGTTTACCGAATCTCTCAGCTACTCTATATATAGCCGATGAGCGATACGTACGTTCCGAGAGTGCCGCGTATACGATAGCATTCCATGTAGGCGGATGCTCAATCGCTACCGACAGGATCTCTTTAGCGTTAGTACCATACCAGCTATTCCGTATGATGGTCAACAGAACCGCCAGATTGAAGTCTTTTAGACGCACGTTCTCTAAGATCTCCCGTACCGTACGGCAGTAATCTTCGATCCCACGCATCTCTCCGATACGGTCAAATATATCCAATACAAACTGAGCTGGTGCTTTAGTTGCTTTTATTGTATGGACAGCCATTTTTTGCTTAGTATCAGCATCCATCTCAGGTTCCGATGCAAACAGAGTCTGATAGTAGTAACTAGAAATCACTACCAACGTCGTCTGATCTTTAAAGTCTAATGCAAAGGTTTTAGATATGACATCTGATATCCAAGCTGAGAACACGATACCGGCAAACGGTAGATGGGATTTAATATCCTGTTCACCACCCATAGCCCATAGCAGATTCAATACTGCTCTGCTTTTAGTAAAAGCAAACTCAGTACGGTTTTTAATCAGATCATCGATACCCCGGTACTCTCCATCAGGACGTTTCATAAACATCCTCATGTCAGTACATAGCCACTGCTGACTGTTATGCGTAACCAGTAGTGGATGCGTGAACAACGGTATATCGGCATCAGATGACGCCTGACCTGTGATAAACATAGGTTTGACTACACCATCGTCTTCTATATTCAATGTGTCATACGCGCCCTGTATCAGTGCGCGGCGGATAGCATTTTCTATTGTTTTAGTGACGAAAGCTGAACCCACTGTGGTTTGGTACGAATCTTTAAAAATAGACATTTAGTAACTCTCCTTTTAATATTGTTAAGGATATAAAGCCATGGCTAATACCATTATAAACGCGGCTCCTATGGTGATTGAATATGGTACTCAAGATTTGAGTACACGTCAGCTCCCTAGAGAACCTGAAATCATTCCACAACATCTGCCTAAATTCTTCCTATATACCCGTAAAGGACCTAGTGAGCCTCAGTTGGTAGTGGGCAATGAACGTGATTTGATCTTCGGTTCAGAATCATTCGATACCAAATCTAAATACTTCAACCATTCAACAGTGTTTGCTAACGCTGTTAACGCTGAAGGTAACGCATGTATGATCCAACGGATCTTACCTGTGGATACAGGTCCAGCATCGAACATGTTGGTGTATCTAGATGTATTGCCTACTACTGTGGATTTATACGAACGTAATCTAGATGGCTCAATCCACCGCAACGCAACCACTGGCGCACCGACTATCGAAGGTACGACCCAGGGCTATAAAATCAAATGGGTTGTGGATTACCGTAAAACAGCAGCTGAAATCGCAGCATTCGGAACAGCGACTCAACTCGAAGGATCACAAACAGATCCAGTAACACGTGTTAAATCAACACGATATCCGATCTTCGAGTTGAAAACATCATCACCAGGTGAACATGGTAATCTCTCAGGTATCCGATTATGGGCACCGACTACCAACACACTCGCTACCATGCCTGTGAAAATGATGAACACTGAGATGGCATATCCGTATTTCCTCTCAGTCATCCGTAAAACGTCTACTACCGCAACGCCTAAAGTACAGCCTTCAATCTGGAATGACCATCAAATGATGTTCACATTCAAAGAAGACGTTACGGATCCAGTTACCGGTCTACGTTTGAACTTGCAAGAAACCATGATCGAGCGCTATCAGAATCTCAATGATGTACGATATCCTAAGCTCTTCGGAGATTTCAGTGACTTGCACGTATATCACTCACAAATCGATACCGTGTTGGATTTGTTCTTTGCATCTGAAACCCCGTATTTCCAATTCGAATCAGACTTCCGTTTAGGTTATGATGGTACGTATGAAACCACACAGAAACATCTGTTCAACTTCGTCACGTTAGTATCATCAGGCAATATCCCGTACCACTCAGTGGTATTCATGGATGACGCTACTAGCACGAGATTCTCTGAACTTTCAAACGTCTATGCACGTGGTGGTTCAGATGGTCAAATGGATGACGACCGCTTCGCTGGTCTCGTATCAGAAGCAGTATTGGAATATGCTGACCGTATGTCTACACTCCAAGACCTCGTAACGAACCCTGAGTCGATTCTGTATGACACAGGATTCCCGATGTCAGTGAAGAAAGATCTAGCTGCGTTCATTGCAGAACGTAAAGACACATGTGTCATCTGGTCGACACATACTGCAGGTCAAGATCATGAAGATGCAGTAGGTGAAGCTGCCGTAGCATCTGAACTCCAGACTTATATCAAGAAATACCCTGAGTCAGATTACTTCGGTACACCCGTCATGCGTGGTATGGTCATCGGTCGTTCAGCTAGATACCGTAATAGCCCTTACACGAAACGTCTACCACTGTCTCTAGAAGTGGCTATTAAGTCAGCACGCTATATGGGTGCTGGTAACGGATCATGGACGAACGGTAAACATTTCGATGGAGCACCAGGATCAGTCGTGGATAGCATGTTTGATATCAACATCACCTGGGTACCTGCTTCAGTACGTAACCGTAACTGGGATATTGGTTTGAACTGGGTTCAAGCTTATGATCGCCGAAGCTTTTTCTTCCCTGCATTGAAAACTGTATACTCAGATGACACGTCGGTATTGAACTCGTACTTTACGATGATTGCGATCTGCCAGCTCAACAAAGTAGCACATGCAGCATGGCGTGAGTTCTCTGGTGTATCACATTTATCCAACTCACAGTTGATCTCTAAAGTAAACGATTTCGTCAAATCGAGAGTCATCAATCGTTTCGATGAACGCTTCGTGATCGTACCTGACTGTATTATTACTGACCTTGATGCCTTACGTGGATACTCGTTTACCCTACCTATTCGTATATATAGTGCGAATATGAAGACGGTGCTTACGACGTATGTACAGGCCTTCAGGCTAGAAGACCTTGGTCAGACTCCTTAGGTCAAAAAACAAAGAGGGACCGGATACTGATAGTCCCTCTTTGCATCATTTACGAGCCGTGGATTGAATCCGTGATATCGGTTATACTCATCCCAGCATCAGTTAGTTTAGTGAACTGGTATCTAGATAGCCCAGACATTTCACGAGCTTCTTTTAAAGCCATGATGTGTATTCCTATAGTAAGTGATGATGTATACGTCTGGGCACAGACGTATGATTTAAGGGCTCTAACAGAGCCATGACAGTACGTAATGTCAGTTAAAGTATATATGACTGAATGTTTTAAACACGGCTTATACGCCGCATACGAGGATTTTAAAATGGCCAGAGCAACGAGAGACGCTATCGCTAGTAAAAACGTGCTGTTAGATAAAACAGCATACGGTAAACATAGTACTGCACCGATGTTAGATTTAATGCAAGGTGGTATGCATGGTTGGAGTCCTGATTTAACTCAGTGGATCTCAAACCAAGCATACGTACGTCAGAATCTAGTTTGTATCTTATTAGAAGCTCCTAAGTTCTTTGACTTGTTGCCTGATAAAGTCAAATGGCAAGAAGCATTGAAAGCGATGTTTGAACTCCACTGCCGTAGCATCGATGGTTATGCCATGGGTTTAGAGGCTGAGTTCGAAGAACATCCAGTCGGCGGTGCGGGTGAGATGCAAGAAGAAGTCACCAACGTCAAACGTGCACGTTCAGTGCCGAAGTTCACGTTCATTGAGAAATACGGTATGCCTATCCAGATGTTGTTGTACAACTGGATGACTTACGGTATGATGGATCCTGATACTAAATACCCAATGATCAATACGTTGAGACAGTCTGACGGCGCTGAGCCTAAAGACATCTTAGCAGATTGGTATACAGCGACGGTGTTGGTATTTGAACCAGATCCTACTCATAGTAAAATCATGAAATCGTGGATCACCACCAACATGATGCCTAAAAGCACAGGTGAGATGCTCGGTAAACGTGATCTCACGACTGCTAAAGAAATCTTGACGTTGGATGTTGAGTTCACTGGTATCTCACAAACCGGTGCTGGTGTAAATGCATTCGCTGAGAAGATCTTAAAAGCGATCAATATCAAGAATGCTAACCCATATCTACGTCCTAGTTTCATCAAGTATGAAGGTGGTATGGAATCAGACATCGCCGCTGTACATGATGGTTACGCTGAAAACACAGACGTACTATCTAAAGGTGCTGCACCTCTAGCTGCATAAAAAAGAGTACACATGTAGACCCCTCCTGACCGCTATGGTCAGGAGGGGTCTGTATATGCTAAGCTGTAACCATTTCGTATGAGTATGTGCTTAACTGATCGTCGTCTGGCACGGACTCCTCAGTGACATGCAGGTAGTCATCTGAGACTTGATCTGAGTCTGACCCGTATGACTGAGACTCGATGATCAGAGCCAACATCAGTGACAGCATCACGGCAGACCCTTCACGCCATGGACGATCTGGTACGTCATCCCAGGTCAGTACAGTATCCTCGTACTGGTATTTGTTGACTGATGTAGCCGTGGTCAGTACTAACTCGATTTCAGATTCAGTTAGTACAGATGGGTTACATAGTGTCATGTGTGCGCTGATTTTAGTCATGAGTGGATCTCCGGTCTGTCGTGTTGATATAAAAGATGACTGCTGCATCAAAGATCTTAGATGCTGCAGTATATGCAATGCCTGCATCGACTAAAGCCCATCCATCACGGATGGTATCAATGTGTTGATTAGATACTAGACCTTCTAATGCATCGATGGCGTGTTCGACTTGTTCCAGGTATCCGTGGAGAGATCCTGTAACGTTGAGTGACTCGCTATATGAGTCATTTAAAGCTGTAACGATGCCGTCTATAGCAGTACGCATGTGTGTCTCCTGGTGATGTTAAAAGACCTCTCTTAGACTGATCAGTCTAAGAGAGGTCATGGTGAGTCTAAAGATCAATCTGGCTCACGGTAGTGCTCATCTTCGGTACCTTTAGCATCTTCTTCATCATCGTCCATGTCACCATGGTCCCATCTTAAATGAGTCATGCTACACCTCTACCTTCGACACCGCGTTGCATACGACGGTATGTACGGGTTTCGAATTGAGCTAATGCATCATGAAGATGACGCAGCGCAGACTCGTTCTCGATACATGGATACTGAGTCTGTAGATATGCAGTACGGTCCACTAAGATGTGGAGTAAAGCTTCCGATGTGATGCCATTGACACCGACTTCTTTGACTGGACCACGTTGGAAAGACAGACGTTGAGATACATCACGATGGTTAGTGATGTCATAGATATGACCTTCTACGGACTCATCACTGCCACTCAATGTCCCGATACCATACGTACTGATGCCGTTACCGTCGATGTGCAACAGACAGTGTGAGTCCGTGATGTATGGAGTAGTCGGTGCAGATGGGGGTTCATTCGGTTCACCCGGACGTGAGATGACTGCGAAGTCTTTAAGATCATAGTGTTTGTCTTTCAATGACATGAATGCATTATATACTGCATTAGTGTTGGGCAGTAGCAGAGCTTGCTCCATCGTAGCAGTAAATGATGTCGCATCTTCAAATATGTCAGATATGAAAGGATTTCCATGCGGGATCTGCGGTTTATAGATCAAACATGCTCCAAGGATATTCAAATCTCCATCTTTTTGGAATGCAGATATCGATACACGTTCAGCCAATGTCCAAGTAAAATCAGGATGATGCACTGATAAATCAATTGACACACCGTCGCTACTGCTGGTGATTAGAAACTTCATACCTTTAGATTTCATATATGACGAGACAGCCTCAACACGGTTAGCAGTATAACTGATGATCTCTAGACCTTGATCGATCAATGTAGCAGAAACTGCATTCAGTAGATCAGTGCTGCGTACTTTTACTTCTGGGACAGTGCCCATTAAGCGTGATGGTTTTTTCATCTTGTTTCCTCTGTGGTGTATTGAATGTTGTAAGCGAATGAGCTACGGGTAAGTCCAGCTCCGACACGAGCAGCTTCTGCTTCAGTGAAAGAGATGCTCAGGTATCCGTCTACATCTGTGTAGGTTTCAAAAGGGATACTAGTCCCGAACCCACCAGTATGGGTGATACCACGGCATTCACCGTGGTTCAATACGATTTCAGGTACGTGTTGCAACTGGAAAGTGACACGTTCATCGTCAGTCTGAACGGTGTCCAAGTTTAAAGTGAAGCTTTCGTTAATGATGGTTTGCATGGGATCTCCTGTATGGTATAAAACCCTAGAGCAGGCAGACTGCTCTAGGACTAGTGGGTCTATTTCAACAATTCCATCGCCATAGCGGCGATTTGGTTACGTGCCACTTTTAACTGACCACCATTGCGACCAGACTTAACTTCATAGCCGTTGGTGATCACGCCGTATTTGGTGGTCGTGCTGCCATCTGTAGCACCTGGATTTTTCCAGGTGTGTTCACGTTCTACAGCTACTTTCAACGTATCCGCTACACCCATGCGGATTTCCACTGCAGCTTCATTTAACCCAGCGTTAGCACGCATGGTTTCCACTGCAAGCTCACCGAAGGCAAACGTACCAGCAGCGATGAAATCAGTGTTGTAGTTCGATACAGACTCAACTACATCCGGTGTTAAACCTTCAGGTAACAATGTGTTGTACAAACCATCCTCAGCTGCGCCAGCGCCTTGTGTGTCGACTGTTAAAGATGCTTTGATTTTAGCTGCTAATGCTGCTACTTGTGCGTTGATTTCTGATGCCATGGTATATCTCCTAGATGATGTCTGGTGTAAACCTGCCAGACTCAGGTATAGACCGATAGGTCTTAAGCCATTGTGAATGTATATGAATCTAACTGAGATCCTTCAGGTTCATCTTGTATATCTGCACCTGTGGATTTCATGACTACTAGTTGGAACCGATTGACGATCTTACCGTTGTGACGGTCTTGACCTTGTTTTTCCAACAGGATATGATCACCGATCTGACCATGTTGGAATTCGATACCTTTCTTGAGGTACTCAGAGAGGATCGCTGAGACTGTTTCACCTGTCTCACGTTTGACTAAGATCGTATCAGAGCGACCGTAGAGTTCATGTTCGAACTCACTGAAGCCTTGGATCTGACCGATGAGCGGTGTACCTTGCTCGTGCTTCCAGATCTTGAGATCCGATGCTACAGGTGGAACTGGGATCTCGCCTTTAGAGATCGCCTTGAGTGTTTCAATAGGATTCACGGATAGTCTCCTGGACGGTATGGTGTTCAGTGCTGCTGAACTCAGTGTACGTAGAGCAAGATGCATCCACCGTGCTCTACAGTATGTGGTATACAGATATTATTTATACAATCTCGATCTCGTATCCGGAGATATAGCCTTCAGTAGCATCGTTGTGATATACTACAAATGCCCGGTCATCTGGATTCCAATCACCCCATATATCGATCTGGATACGATCGAAGATGACGGCTTTGTATTCGAAGCACAGGCTCATGCTTTCAGTATCTAACTTATTAAAAGTAGCGACACCTGAACATGGGATTCTAACTGGCACCTCAGCAACATCGATCCAGATACACTTTAACCGCATGACATTGGGAGCCACATCAATACCGATTTCATAGTAGACATGAGGATCTAACACCCCGCCCGTATATGGAACAGGAGGACGGCGATCGCAATGCATCCAAACTGCATCATCCCATACTAGAGAATCTGTGTATGAGTTAGGTCTGTTTTCAATCACACGGAAGTCATCGAAACAGATAGTAGCGCGTACGTCGTACTCAGCTTTACTGGTATCATAGTTGAATGTAATCTCATCTAACCATTCGAACCAGTCTTTAGAGCGGTCATAGTTCAGTGTCAAACAACTAGTATTGGTTTTTAATGTAATGGTGCACGTAGTGACTGGGCTAGTGATGCCCTGAACCATCAGCATCTTCAACAGATCACGTTTTAAATTAGCCATGTATATCTCCTTAAATGAAAGCGACACGAATGCCGTAGTGAATGTTGCCACGAATGTCCATGTATGTATCGTCACATACTAGACCTACATATTGGAACTTAGCATCGGTACCATCTTCAGACCCTAATGCATGCTCATCAGTCCATTCATCAAATGCTGATGTATCTTCATGACTGAGAGATGACCAGTCTTCATCAGACCAGATGTAATATGAATGTCCATCCCCATTGACACCCTGGATAGATGCTGCGTCTAACATGGTATCCCATGCTTCAGGGATATCGAGATCCCCATCTAAGATCAATTTAACTACTGCTGATGTACTCATGCTGTTTCTCCTCTGGTTAGTTTTACTTTAGATAACGACCCTTCAGTGGATCGGATGACTTCTTTAATGCGGCCATGCAGTGCAGACAGCCGTGTGATTAGGTTCTGTAGATCACCGGTTAGATCTGCATCATCCAGAGCTTGTTGGAATGATGACACGACCATGATATCGCCTTGATTGGCCATCGTGATCAGATGGAGTATGTTGATGTCATGCTGGATGGTACCAACTGACACAGTTCTGACGGGTGCCATAGACGGCGTCCATTCATAACGTGACTGCTGAATAGGAGGTGGTGGATTCTCTTGACTCCAAGTAGGGTACTGTGGCTGATATATTTGAGGCACATGTGCGATCACGATAGCGATAGCTGGTGGTTGCAATCCATTAGAATTGCAGTCCTGACGTTCAACCGTGATAGGTTGACCTGGATTGTTAACAATCTGATCGAACAGGTTGTTAGATATCTTAAAGATTGACATGTATATACTCCTGATGTATGGTGGTTGGAAATAGATACTGGGTGGTAGTATCAAGTAAAGTATATATGACTAAAAGTAGCCTAGAAACGGCATACTCACTGGAGACTTCATAGTCTCCAGTGAGTATGTGCGTTTACCATTTAGTATATGTAGGTACTGATACTTTATTTACATCTAGAGACCTTAGGCAGTCATTTGCCATAGACATAGATTCTTCAGTAGCGATAGGAGATGTCCTGGATGCTATGCGAGATAATTGTGATCTAGTCACTGGTATCTCAGCTATAGACTCCAGTCCAGGAGACTGCCATTTGTTAGCTATCGAAATGCCCGGTTCCGTCACAAAATCCCAGCAGACCACCTGTGCAAGCTGTCTTTCGACTCTTCCGTTCTGACGAAAGTCTTGAGTTAAAGCCCTAATACTGAAACAGACATTCTGACTAGGGTTATCGAAAGCTTCCTTTAGAGCCGGACCATATGGACCTGCCGGTTTAGCTTTAGCCATTATAGCCACTAGAGATGAGTTCCCCAATTGG